CATTTCCTGAATTTAGATTATCAAGGGCTTTCATACCTTTTCTGCTTACAACCCCTTCTCCGAACTGTAGTGAAGCGAGGCCGTCTTCACCAGGGGCAATAAGTTTGTCAATAAAACCACCATCAGCACGTCCTAGATGGTCCCAACTATTATAATCTGGTGATGGTGGCCCTTGTGTTTGCCCGTTATATAAAAGAGAACCCTGTGCAGGAGTCCCAGCTTCATACGCATCACGTCCATATAATCCTGATTGTGAAATCCCGGTTGCCCCTGTCCCGGGAGCCATTGCGACTCCTGCTAATAATGGGTTTATGATATTTTGCAACATACTACTTTGCAGTGACGCAAAATCATTTGTGGCAATATTTGTATTTGCCGGCAATCCTTTAAAATCAATCCCAGGAATTTTATTTAAGTCATCAAAAACTTTGTTGTAATAATCTTCAATTTCTTGTGTAATAGCCCATTCATCACCGCCTAAATTCCCAGCCCGGACTTTAAACCCATATTTATCACTGGGATTATATACCCCAAGTGACTTACCTGGATATTGATATGATTTTTCTTGAATCCCAACAAAGGGCAAATCTTCTCCCGTAGGCCCAGTAAAAGCATCATAAATTTTTGATCCAATTACAGCAGCACCCCCCAAAAAAAGACCTCCAGCTGCTAATGATCCCATACCTGCCATTGAAACCCCTGCACCAGATCCACCTCCGCCAAAAAGAGAAGATAGAGAAAAACCACCACCGGCTGTTGAGCCAAGCTGAGATGCCACACTCGAAGGAACACCAAGAGAGGATAAGCCAACCCCTGCCCCCGTAGATGCCATTCCGCCACCACCAAACAATGACCCACCCACTTTGCTCGCAATAGAGCCAATACCAGGCATACCACCGCCCGAAGTACCACCAGTGGCTCCACTAAATAATGAGCTGCCAACACTTCCAAACAATCCACTGGACCCGCCACCACCAAAAATCTGATTCATGGCCCACTGAGCGGCCATTTTGCCCAAAATATCAGTAAATGATCGTAGCATAGAATTAAGCATTGATTCCCAAGCGTCTTCTATGCCCTCAAAATCACCAGTTAGAATTGAAAAGAAAGAATCGGAAAAAGCAGAACTCATACCTTTCGACATAGCATCTGCCATTTGTAATCCAGCCACGGACCAAGTTAATTGATCCCTCATTGCATCTTGCATACCAAGTTTGAACCCATCAAAGAAAGTGCCACTTGAAAGAATCATTTCACGATGGGCTTCCGCCGCCTCTTCTGCTGCTAATTTTGCAGAATCAGCAATTTCCGCATTGGTATTAATAATAGCGGCGGCAACAGATTTAGCATCAGATCCGGTCAGGTCGCTTAATTGTTTTGTTACTGCATAGGCTCCCTCATGTATCTTTTTTGCATCTGCCGCCACTGTTTCGATAAAGGCAAGCATAGCTTTTCCAGCTTCTGCTTCTGTCTTTACTCTTTCGTCTGATAAAATCTTTAACTGTTGAGAATAATATGTATAAGCAATTTCACTTTCACCAAGTATGGCAATATTATTAGATAATTCTTGATCAAGTAAGCCTTTCTTATAATTAAATGTTCCTTGTGCATCTCTTGTAATTTTAGAATTAAGTTCAGCAATGACATCCGCTATTTTTACCGACTGACTATCAACTGTATCACCAAATTCCTCTAATCCATCAGCAAAATTACCAAAATCAGTATAATTATCCTTAACTGCTTCACTCATTAGAGCGGATTGCTCTCTGAGCTTGCTCATTTGTAATTCTGTGCTTTCTAAAGCTTTTGCAGTGTCCTGTAGGTTTCCCAATACTCTTTTTTTAGCAGCCGACCCAAAAGTTTTTTTATACCTATTATCAAGCTCCTCAATTTCATCTCTTAACCTTTCGGCTGTCAGTGATAAATAGCCAATCTCGGTATCGAACAATTCGACAGCTTCAACACCATTTAGTATTGCTTTTTCCCAACTTATCAAACCCGTTGATGCCAAACCCATTGCTTTTGCAATATCACTCCAAACCTTCACGGATTTAATCAGGGTATTTACGATCTTGAAGGTTGCTTTTGCTGTTGTTCCAAGCAATTCAAAGACAGGAACCAAATCTTTTACAAGATCACCCGTGGATATAACAGCCCTGCGCAGATCATCTCCGAATATGGCGAACATAGCTAATTGAACATCTTCAAAAATTGAACTGAGAATCTTAAAATCATTTTTAAGAGTGTCGCGCATTTGAGTGGCAACTTTTTTTGTGATTCCACTCATACTATATAAAGAATCAGTTAATTCTTCCACAGCATCGGTATTGCTCGATAAAACCAATGCAGATTTGACGGAGATTTTATTAAACAATTCCATTACTTCATTTGCTGATAGATTCCGATCATGAATTGTTTGCAAAACAGTGTTAAGGTCAGCACCCTCTATACCTAATTTTTTAGCTGCCTTGCTTGCTGAGAGCATTATCGTTCTCAGGTCAGTACCAGACATTGATGCCTTGATACCACTATTCGCCAAAACGCCCAGATATCCTGCTGTTTCTTCAACCGTATAACCCATTTGAGCCGCTACTGGTGCAACAAATTTGAATGATTCACCCAACATCTGTACTGTTGTATTTGATTGGGTTGCAGTCCCAATAAAAGCATCACTCAATCGTGTAAGCTCTGATGTCTTCATTCCGAAAGCGGAAAGAGTATCAGTCACAATATCTGAGGCTTGGCCCAGATCCATTGAAGCAGCGGTCGCCAAATCCAACATTCCAGGGAGCGCTGTGATTGAATCCTTGACAGACAAACCAGCCATTGATAGAAACTTTAAAGATTCACCAGCTTGTGTAGCTGAAAATTCTGTGGTTGAACCCATTTTACGGGCAGCGGCTGCAAGTTGTGTAAATTCATTGGCTGTGGCATTTGAAACAGCACCAACGGTTTTCATTGTTGATTCAAATTCCATACCGACTGTAGCGGCATCTTTTATTACTTTTCCGAATGCTAATGCGGCTGCGGCAGCGACACCCAAAGCAATACCCATGGCTTTAGCACTCACACCGAACTTATCAACCGATTTCCCGCTTTTGCCCATCGTGCCATCGATATTTTTTCCAAACTCTTTGACCTTTACAGATCCTTTATCATCGACAACAAGCTCAAGTTTTAAAGATTTAGCCATTTTTTAATTCTTTTATTTTTTCGATAATTAAATTTATTTTATCCCAGAAAATAGGACGTTGATTTTTTTCAATCTCAAAATCATTTAAAATACTGGAAATCAAAGACATATTAAAACCAGTTGAGGGGTGATAAAACCCTGGAAAAATCTTTCGTAGTAAATAATAGAAATCCTTATTTGATTCATCCAGAAATTCAACCACCCCTCTTTCACATTTGGTGACACCAGAACCATCACAATCTGTCTTTACAAAACCGTCCTTGACTGCTAATCGGCATTTTTTACAATTGGTACTTCCGGGGCTGAATTTCCACTCAGCCCACTTTGCAAATTTACTAACTCGCCCTTTATTGTGGTTTCAAATCCGACATTCCAAGAATAAACAAACCCGGCAATTCCACCAAGATTAAAATCAAAGACCCTTTCTTTTGTTTCTTTAGTGCATGGTAATTCTTTGTTGTCACTGCCAACAATCTTGCGCCATTTCCCCACAGAATACATAAAGATTTTCTTTCGTTGTTCCCCTGGTACTTTTAATGATTGGTCAATTGACATAATAAAATCATTTCTACCAATCGGATAAGGCCTTAAATAAAGTTCGCAGTCTTCATATTCAACCCATCTTGACTCATATGTTTCTTTTGACATATTTAATTGCATGTCACGTTCCTTCCGTGTTAAGTGTTAGCTGTAAATGATGGTATTCCATCTATTGTAAAATCGAGTGATTCTTTGACAGTATCCCCGACTGAACCCGTTACTGAATTTCCACTAAACCAAACCCAACAATTAAAATGATCCCCTGTTTGGTCTGCATCGGGATCATAGTTAAATAATTGAAGGAAAAACAATTCTTTGTTATTAATCCCATCTATCATAGAATCAGCACCAATAAAAAAACCAGATGCACTCCCGGACCCTGAAGCCTGCCCAATGATATTATTTTTCCATTTTTGGCCCATGTATGACTGATCTGCCAAATCAACCGAAGCTGAAAAAGACCAATCTGTAAGATACCCAACTTTTTCAAGTGCGGACGTTTCAATCTGTCCAAGATTACCGGTTACCGTCACAGCACCGCCGGGATTGTCCGTAAAATATGCAGTTCCGGTTGTTTAGTCGATTCTTAACACTGTTTCAACACCAGGGCCAGCATCAGTGAAGGTTGGTGGATTATTTGGATCAAGCACTCTCTTTGTTGTGTCAGTGATTTGAGCTGCTGTTCCCACTATTGATGTTGCCTCGTCTTTTAAATTGCCAACTGTCCATTCATCTAAGAGTGTGTGTCCGGTTGTCGCTGCAAATGTTATGGTTTGTGAATCACTCAACGTGATTGCACCACCTACAATATCAACAGTGTCTGTATATGCACCCCCATCTTTTCGCCATCTGAAAGTATCTGGTACTGCTGATGCATCAATCTCAACCTCGAAAAACGCAGAATCAGCGCCGTCATATCCAGTTCCCCATGTGACATCATTGAGTCCTGCCCCTGAGAAACCGTTCTTTCTAAGCCTGTATATTGCTCCGTGCCGCCCATGTTGTGGTGCTGTTGGTGAAGCCATTATTTACCCCCTTATGCACCGTCAGTTATAGCTAAAGCGCCGTCACCAGTGAAATCAAAAGAACAATTAACAGTGTCACCCACAGAACCAGTTGTTGCAAATCCATTCAGAAAAATATTACCAGTGAATGCGTTTGTTGCACCATCGAGTAGAAATTTAATGTCTGTTAATTTAGTGCCAGGTGAGGCCGTCACAAGATTGTCAAGTAACGCTTTTTGTTCAGTATTCCCTGCGACAAAATGAAATGTCATACTTCCCGACCATCCACCTTGACCG